AGCCGATGTATTTGCTGAGATTCTTTACCGTTACTACTTAAAGCGCGATATAACCAACCAGCGAGATAGGATGGCATTAGTTTTAAATAGTGATAGTAGAGATGAAATGGTTGAGCAATTAGAAATGACTCACCCAATATTCAGAAATGCAATGACTTCTTTACGTAAGAAAAACATATTAAAAGAAGGGAATGTTATTCCTGAGGTTTATTTGGTAGACTTAAGTAAAGGAAAATTAGACTTGACTTTTAACTTTAAAGTAATTGGTCATGACTAAACAAGAAGAGTACGAGCTTCTTGAACTTGGTTTCACAGAGGAGGAAATCAAAGCAATTGAAGAAGCAGAAAAAACAGCCAAAAAAGACATAAAGGCTGCAAAATAAATTTTATGCAAAAAAGAGTTGAAAATATCATTAAAGAGGTGGCTCAGGAATCCAACTTACCAGAGTTTGTCGTAAAGGCAATTGTGGAATCCCAATTCCAATGCGCTAGGGAGGCGATTAAAAAAGGAGAATCTGGTAAGCCTGACACCTTCTTTAATGTTAGATTCAGACATCTAGGCTTAATAGTAGCCAAAAAGGGGAAAATTAATAAACTACACGCGGCTAAATTAGCCAAACAAAAAAAGTAAACGTATGAACACAGATTTAAAATCAGGATTTCCAACAGTATTTGGAGGAGATGTAGTAGTAGTAAATCCAGCTACTAAAGAGAAAGGGGCAGAAATTGATGCAGAAGCATCTAAGCTACCAAACAAAGAGAAGGAAGCATTCCTTGGTAAAGTAATGGCAACAATGTGGGGCGATATTGAGATTATTGCAATCTCAGAAGATTGTACACGATTTAAAGTAGGGGATAGAGCTTTAGGGACTCCAGAGACTATGAAATCAGCAACAGTTACTCCAGATGGTCAGTACCTTATTGTTAATGAACGAACTTTCAAAGGTAAATGGTAGGAGATCATGTAACTATCCTGAAAGGGAAAGAGGTTCATGTTAAATTATTAGAAGGTAGTACTGAGGCAGCTGATGCTGTCTCTACTACTTTTGGACCTTACGGTAAGAACGTAGCTATCACGATGAAGTACAATGTACCGTCAGTGACTAAAGATGGAGCTACAGTAGCAGGGTTCATTAAGTTGAAAGATCCAGCTAAAAATGTTGCAGCACAACTGATTAATCAGGCTGCCAACAAAACTGCTGAAATTGCAGGAGACGGAACAACAAGTACGTCAGTATTGACCCTTGGTATAGTAAAAAGAGCGTTTAAATTAATTGAGGAAGGCGTGCAGCCAATGCAACTTAAGAAAGATCTACATGCAGCAATGCCTGTAGTACTGGAAAACCTTAGAGCTGAATCTACACCTGTTAGGCCAGAGAACATTAAGTCAATTGCACTTGTAGCTTGTAACGGCGATGAGGCTATGGCTAACATGGTAACTGAAGCATTCAATGTTGTAGGTGAGGCAGGGTTAGTAACAGTAGCAGACAGTAGAAGTTATACAACAACTATGGACGCTACAGATGGTATTAAACTAGATCGCTCCCATATTTTACCTTCACTGGCTAATGGGCGTAACAATGTAAAACATAAAGGCTGTAAAATTGCAGTTCTTGATTTAGATATTTCCTCTGCGGATGATGCATTATGCATTTTAAACGTACAGGAAGAGCTTAATCAACCTCTTCTTATTATTTGTAACGATCTTGTAGGCTCTGCCGCTGAGGTCATTGCTTTTAACAAGGAGAAATATTCTATTCCAGTAGAGGTGATACGCGCTCCATTCATCGCGGAAGCGAGAAAAGAGGCGTGCATTGATTTGGCATGCGTTGCAGGGGCAACGCTATTAAGCCAAAAAGCTGGCTGGGAAGTCTCTGACTTTCAGGCATCTCATTGTGGAAGCTCTGACGCAGTAGAGATGACTTTAAAAGAAACGAACATTATTGGAAGACTCGGTGATTCTGAAGAAATCGCTAAGCGTATCGCATTCTATACAGACAAGATCGCAAATGATAAGGAAGGTTTAGTAGACAACTATAAAAAACGTCTTGCATTCTTTACTTCAGGAGCTGCGGTTATTTACGTAGGTGGATCCAATGAGACTGAAATAGGAGAAAAGAAAGATAGGTTTGATGATACTATTCGTGCAGTACGTAGTGCTATGCAAGAAGGATTTGTTGACGGAGGCGGATTAACTTACAACCGCTTATCCCAAGGAGCTTTGTCTACTATTAAAACTACAGGTGCCGGTATTTTAGCTGATGCACTAGCAGATATAGTAACAGTAATCTTGGATAACTCAGGGATTGTAACGTTAGATAAACACTTTGAAAGTGTACACAAGAACAACATCATTGACCCTACGTTAGTATTAAAATCAACAATTCAGAATGCTATTGGCGCAGCCACTATGATATTCACTACGGATTGTATAATAATTAGAGAGGAAGACTAATGGTTAAGACTAAAGGAGATTTATTTCATCAGGAACTCAATGGGTTCCTTGATGAAGTAAAGAATAACGGAATAGCGGCTATAGCATATGCCGTAGATGAGGAAGAAAGGCTCAGACTTTTAGCGTTTATGCAAGGTATTACGCGCAGAGAAATTGAGTTAAAGAATAGACTTAAGGAATTCATTAATGAGATGGAAGTCCAAATAGTTAAAGATGAAGGCGATGGTGTGGATATAGATATACTTGAGCATTCAGGAGGTGTCATCCAAACTATAGAAGCCAATGACTAGTATGGTAAAGATATGGAATCCTAAAGAAAGCTACTGGGGCTTACACCCTATGATGCAAAACATGAGGCCATTCAAAGCTTTTTATCTTAAAGATAAATCTAAAAGTAAGAAAGAATCGTCTAAAATCATGTGGGCTGTAGCTATGTTTGTTGATCCTAATAAGGACAACGCGTACAAGAACATGGATTCCAAAACAAAGAAAGAATTGATTGCAGAAGATCACCTTAACGATAAGGATTTCAGCTGGGAGCACCCAGAGATTGTAGAACTCTGCGAAGGCTATAGAGAGCACTGTCTTACTATTCTTGAAAAAGAGATGGTAGACTTTGAAGAGAAGCTAACACAGAGAGGGAGATTCCTTAAGAAAGTAAATTACACCATGGACACTTATGATGACCGTGGGAAAATTGAAAAAGGTACTGCAGATCAATTAGATAAAATGATGTTGAATACCGGAAAGCTAGTAGCTGAGATGGAGAACATTAATGAGAAACTTGCTAAGGCAGAACTTGATGGACAGCTGAAAGGCGGAGCCACAGAGTCTGCGGCAGAATCAGGCTTACTATAATGGAGAATCATTTTATACGTATTAACAACAGGAAAAACTTCCTAATATCAGAGGTCCCAACATTGCACCCGCAGTCGTTGGGTTACTCTGTTTATTGGAAGACGCATAAGCGTCGTTGCATTGAGGGCTTCTGGTCCAAGGATGATGCAGACGTAAAAATTAACGTAGACAAATCAATACCTCAGGATACCAAAGCATTATCGGGTAACTGGCGCTTTATGCCAGGTAACCTATACTTCTACGTTAACTTTGGAACAATATTACATAAACCAGATGACGCACCTAAGTCAGCGCCAAAGAAGAAAGTAAGACCTACACTAAGAGACTTAGAGTGGGAGCTATTCTACAACTGGTTGGAGGCTAGAGGTTTCTCTGGTTTCTCTAATGATGAAAAATATACCTGTAACAGGGAGCTTATAGATAAGAACCACAAAGGTGACTTTGATACTACGTGTTACAACTCAGAGGGTAAATTAAAAGACTACATCCCAGCTAGGGATTACTTAAGACAACTCCATGACACGCAATTGGGTTATCCATTGTACCAAAACATGGCTCAGGATCTGTTCTGGTTAGGAGCTCGTGGTTTAGGTAAGTCATTCTCTGTAGGTGGAGGCATTGTGTTGCCGGAACTTTTATTTGATGGAGCCAAAGTATACGATGAAGAGTCTATTAAAAACCCCGCAAAAGTTGAGATATTCGTGGGTGCGGCATTGTCATCTAAATCTGCAGACATCTTAGCTAAGACTAAGCAAGGGATGGATAACTTACCGGGAGCATTTGGTGACTCTAAGGAGTACATACCAGCTCCATTTGCCAAATCAATGGCAGGGACACTTGGTCCTAACAATATGAAGAATCCATGGCGGCATGAATATGAGAAGAAGCTAGGCGGTACGTGGCGAAAGTTTGGAACAGGTTCAAACATTAAGCACGGTATATATACTACGGAGAATCCTGAAGCAGCAGCCGGGGGTCGTTATATGATTGCAGTAGTAGAGGAGTGGGGTCTTTTAGGGAACTCACTAGCAGTGCACGGATCTAACACGGCAACTATGATGGATTTCCCATGGAAGTTTGGTTCAGGTATGTGGCTAGGAACCGGAGGTAACGTAGATAAAATTCAAGAAGCTGAAGTAATGTTCAGAGATCCACGAGGGTTTGAAGCCCTTGCATTTGAAGATATATGGGAAGGTACTGGAGAGATGGGTTGGTTTGTACCGGCTTATTACGGTATGAACAAGTTCAAGGATAAGAACGGTAATACCAGTATTGAAGCAGCAATGGAATACATTGAAGGACGTAGGGCTGAAAAAAGAAAATCTAAGGATTCTTCGGCTCTTGCATTAGAGATGATGAACTACCCTATTATTCCTTCTGAGATGTTTTTAAACGCTCAGGGTGCAATGTTCCCACAGGCTGAGTTAAAAGCTCACCTAGCTAACGTAACAGCTAAACCGCACGAATATGAGAATGCTCATTACCACGGAGAACTTGTATGGGACTCTGACGGGAAGTTGAAATGGGTAAAAGGTAATCAAAATAAACTGGAGAAGCAGTATCCTATTGACAATAACAAGGAGCGACCAGGTATAATTGAGATTATTGAAATGCCTAAGAAAGATTCTGCAAGTAATGTATTACGTAACCGGTACATTCAAGGAACGGATACCTATGATGATGATGAGTCTAAAACTACTTCGCTAGGATCTACATTTATCTTTGATACTTGGACGGACCGTATTGTAGCAGAATATACTGGAAGACGTGGAACCAAAGAGTTCTATGAGATAACAAGAAAACTTAACATTTACTACAACGCCGTACATAACTATGAGCAGAATAAAAAAGGTCTTTACACATACTATGACCAAAAGAATACTACCCACTTGCTATGCGATACTCCGGAATCTCTTAAAGATGTCGCTGATATTACCATATCTAAGGTGGGTAATAAGAGAAAGGGTACGCACGCGAGTAAACCTATAAACGCATACGGACTCCGCCTCATACTAGACTGGTTACTATCTCCAGCATATGGTGAGGATGAGTACAGTGAGATTCTAAACTTACACACAATTCATAACGAAGGTTTAATTAGAGAGCTTATGAACTACAATCCTGACGGCAACTTTGACCGTGTATCAGCTTTAATTATGGTAATGATACTAAAAGAGGAAAGGATGAAGTACATAGAGCGTAAACAAAAACAAAAAGTACAAGAACTTTTGAAAGATGACTTCTTTACACGTAACTTTGATGATAAGTTTAACGGTAACATTTGGTAATCTGGATTTTAATTTGTATTTTTGCAAGGTAATATATATATAACAAATGAGTGTACATACAGACGCAAACTTTCCTTCTCAGAAGAAAAGCAGAGCACAAAAAACTAAAGACTGGCGTAAAAGGTGCGTAAACGGTGCAGAGCAACTGGCATTGTTTGCTGACGATGGCGTCAGAGCCTCATATAGAAATAAGCAGATTAACTATGATCTGTACTCTGATATTTTAGATCAGGATGACGTAGAGAAAATATGTAATCCTATGCACACACCAGGTATGAGTATGCCCGCTAAAATGCAGAACTATCCTATATGTAATCCAAAGATTGATCTACTAGTAGGAGAATCTATTGGTAGAAAATTTGACTGGAAGATACGCGTGGTCAATGATGACGCTATATCAGAGAAAGAAGAAGAGTTGCTAGGAAGATTTCAGGGCCTTATGACATCTCACATCAGTGAAGAAATGTCAGAAGAGGAGGTAAAGAAAGACTTAGCTAAATTTCAGCAATGGGCTGATTTTGAATACCAAGATCATAGAGAACGTACATCTACTCAGATTTTAGAGTACTTGTATAAGCATTTAAGACTGCACCACACATTTTCTAAGGGATTTAAAGATGCTCTAATTTGTGCTGAAGAAGTTTATCAGACAGATATTATAGCTGGTGAGCCAGTGCTAGTAAAGAGAAACCCTAAGAACGTACATACAGTGCGAGCAGGTGAGTCTAATAAAATTGAAGATTCTGACATTATCACTTTAGTGAGTTATATGTCACCGGGACAAGTTATTGATAAATACCATGAGTTCTTAAGTCCTACAGAGGTAGCACGTATAGAAAATGGTATGACTAACGGTGAATCAGAAACTAATAACGGTAAAGGAATTCATATTGGCAACAGGCCAGATCTACCTATCTCAGGTTCAAATGAGGATGGAATCCTAATCAGCTCACTGGCTAATAACGTAGGTTATGGATCACAATTTGATGATTCAGGTAATATCCGTGTTACAGAAAACTACTGGAAGTCTTTACGTAAGGTAAAGAAAGTAAAGTATTATGATGAACAAGGTGATGAGCAGTATGACATCTTTGATGAAACATATAAAATTAACGTTGATGCTGGCGAAGAAGAGACTATCCTTTGGATTTCAGAATGGTGGGAAGGTACTAAGATTGGTGGAGATATAGGTGAAGGAAGTGATTCTGCTATTTATATTAAGATGAGACCAAGGCCGATACAATTTAGATCTATGGAAAATCCTTCTAAATGTCATCCGGGTGTTGTGGGGACTATCTACAATACTAATGATAACTTAGGAGTATCTCTTATGGACCGTATGAAACCATACCAGTACTTATATAACGTATTAGCATATAATACAGAGGTAGCTATCTCTAAAAATTATGGTAAGATTATGCGTATTGACTTAGCCTCTATTCCGGAGAACTGGAAGGTAGATAAGTGGATGAGCTTTGCTCAAGGTATGAATGCAGCATTCTATGATTCTTTTAAAGAAGGGAACAAAGGAGCAGCACAAGGAAAATTAGCCGGTACCATGAATCAGAATAGTCCAGTCATTGATATGGAAATGGGTAACACTATTCAACTGTACTTGGGGATGATGGATTTTATTAAGCGGGAGCTTGGTGAGATTGCTGGAGTTTCTGCTTCAAGGCAAGGACAAGTACAAAGTAGACAAGCTGTTGGTAATACACAGACAGAGATGCAGCAGTCATCTCACATTACTGAGTACTGGTTCCTAGAACATGAGGAGACTAAGCTTAGAGCTATGCAAATACTATTAGAGACAGCTAAGTATGCTTGGAAAGATAAGCATAATAAGAAAGTACAACATGTATTAGACGACGGATCTACTGCTATGTTCTCTGTAGATATGGAGCAATTCAATGAAGGAGAGTATGGATTACAGATGTCTAATGGCAGAGATTCTTATGAGCTTATTCAGACTATGAAGCAGCTTGCGCATGCAGGTCTTCAGACAGGAGCAGTAAACTTTTCACAGTTATTGGATATTTACTCTACTTCATCTACTGCATCTATACGTAGAAAAATGGAGCGTAGTGAGCGTGAGAAAATGGAACGTGAGCAAAAAGAACAAGAGCGTAAGCAAGAAATGGCTAGAGAACAATCAATTGTTATGTCTAAAGAGGCTGAAAAAGCTCGGGATTTCCAACGTGAAGAATGGGATCGTAAAGATGCTATTGAGGAAATGAAGGCTCAGACACAAAAAGATATAGAGCGCATGCGTCAAGATAATGAAGATTCTCGCTATTATGACGAGAGTGCTGTAGGAGGTGATAGTGGCAATGAGCTTAAAAAGCTACAGCAAGAGGCGGATAAGATACGTAAAGAGTTTGAGATTAAGAACAAACAACATGCTGAAACTGTACGTGCTAATAAAGCCAATGAGGAAATAAAACGTAAACAAGTAAATAAAAAGCCTACTGGTAAGTAACTTTAGTTATCAGTGGGGTAATTTATTTCATTACGTAGGGTAATTTATAGTAATTAATTAAAAAACAATTATTACTTTTGTAATAAGTAAACAAATAGAGACATGGAATTTGATGGCATAAGCTTAGAAGACCTAGCAAATTCAGAATCACCAGTACTAGAGGTTACTGGGAATGATCCTGAACCAACAGGCACAACAGAAGACAATGTTCCACCAGCGCAAGCAGAACTTACAGGGCAACCTAATGAGGATCCAAATGCAATTGATGCAGATGAGATAGCTAACGCAGGAGGAGAAGATACACCGGGAGGTGATGACAACGTAGAGAATAAAGGAGACAAAGATATTAAGGACTCGTCTGCAAAAGCAGCGGCTACTTCCTCTTCTCAGAATACGTTTACTTCCCTAGCCTCAGCCCTCTTTGAGGATGGGTCCTTAGATACTTTGACCGATGAAGATAAAGAAAGCGTTACTGACGCTTCATCTTTATTGGCCTTGATTAGTAAGCAGATAAAAGCAAATGAGTTTGCTGATCTAAATGACAATCAAAAAGAATACCTAGAAGCTTTAGCTACAGGAGTCCCACATGAGACTTACGCTAACACAAAAACTAATGCTGATCAATATGCTAAGATCTCAAATGAGAACATTAGCTCAAGACCAGATCTAGGTAAAGAACTTATCAAACGTAGCTTCCTTGTAAAAGGATTTGATATGGCAAAAGCAACTAAATATGCTGAGCTAGCTGCGACAGGTGATGACTTCCAAAGGGATGCTGTGGACGCTAGAGACGCCCTTGTTGCATTTGAAAACAGCAGAATTGAAGAAGAAATCAACTCCAGAAAACAGAAACTGATTGATGATGAGGAACACGCAACGGCAGCGTTGGCTAAACTTAAATCAACAGTTACTGAAAAATCTGAGGTTATACCGGGTATTAAGATTAATACCGCTACTAGAGACAAGATTTTCAAATCTATGACCACGCCAACTAAGGTTACTGATGAGACTCCCTTGAATGAAGTAATGGATAAATATCAATCTGATCAAGAGTATAAGATGAGGCTACACGCGCTTGATGTAATTACCAAAGGCTTCACTGATTTTAGCAAATTTACAAAGAAGGCTAAATCAAATGCAGCACAGAAACTTGAGAAACAAATTGCTCAAGGTGGAACAGGAATTGGTACAAGCATGAATGCAAACGGCGTAGTCAGTGCATCGCAAACAGAAATTAAAAACGCTTTAGATTTCCTAAAGCTTTAACATTAAACAAAAAAAGCAATAATGGCACACAAATTATCACCATTACAAATGACGGATGCGACGTCTTGGAAGGGTTTGACAACTGAGAATCACTTAGGTTCTTTATGGTCAACTGCTCCACAGAAAGTATCTGATATGGTAATGACAGTACAGCAAAACTATTTTGGAAACAACATTGATAGTGTACTATCTCGTTTCCCAACGTTAGAGTTTGACACTGATGATGATTTCACTTGGGAATTACAATCACAAGGACTTGACAATATTGAATTAGTAGAATGTCGTATTGACGGCGTTGCAGTAACTCCAGCAGATGAGCCAGGAAAAAATAACACAACTTTTGAGTTAGTATTTCCTAAGAACTGGTTCTCTGATACAGAGCGTATTGTAGGTGAACTTAACGAAGTTTACCCTGTACTAATCATTGACGAGCCTGTACGTGACGGTATGAACTGGGTGTACACTTGTAGAATGGATTCAGGAGATAACAATATGTTTATCCCTTACGAGCAAGTAACATCAGGAAAACGTTTCTCAGGGGAATTCTCTCCAGTAGAGCGTACAATGTCAAGAAAAGGACGTGAGATTAAATACAAATCTCATATCTCAATGAGAAACAGCTTCTCTCAAATCCGTATCCAAAAGAAGACTCCAGGTAACATGAGTAACCGTAAAATGGGATCTTACTTCAAAGGTGAAGATGGAAAAGTTGTTAAATTCTGGCAACATTATGAATCATTTATGTTTGATAATGCATTCCGTGAAGATATCAACAAACTAATCATGTTTGGTACTTCTAACAAGTCTGCAGACGGTCAATACCGTATCAAAGGTAAATCTGATTACGCAATTACTGAAGGAGCTGGTATCCGTCAGCAAATGGAAGCAGCTAACTCTAGTTTCTACAATGTATTCTCTATTGAGGAATTAGCATCTAGATTGTTAGACCTTTCAGAAGGTAAGTTAAAAACTGACCAAAGAGGATTTGTATTGAGAACTGGTGAGCGTGGAGCATATGAGTTCCATAAATCACTAGAGAAATATTCTCAATTATTTACTCCTCTATTGAATACTGACAGAATGTATACTACATCTTCAGGTATTTCTAAAATGGAGTTAGGATATGGTGGACAATTCATTGAGTTCCGTGGACCAAATAACACGCAAGTGAATTTGTCTGTGGATTCTATGTACGATGATAGAAACCGTAACAAAATGCTACATCCTAATGGAGGTGTAGTTGAGTCTTACAGATACGATATCTTTGATACCGGTACATCTGAAGGAGCACCAAACATCCAAAAAGTTGGAGTTAAAGGACAACCAATTGTACATAAGTACATCGCTGGTCTTAGAAATCCTTTCTCACCAGATGGAGCAGTTTCTGCGATTGGTACAGCTGAAGACGCATGGGAAGAGCACAAGTACTACTGCGGAGCAGCTATTGTACGTGATCCTTCACGCACAGCTAGTTTCATTCACAACATGCAAGCAGCATAATAAATACAAAATTAAAGAGCCATCATTAGGTTGGTGGCTCTTTTTTTCGTATATTTGTAAAAATTAATTATTTGAGAATGAGTACAGAGGCAAAAGAATGGGTGAGACCATCAGGGAAAGTAAAAATCAAATTAATTGTTAAGAGCGTTAATCCTGCAATTCAGGACCCAGAGCACGAGGCTTACAATTTATTTGGTACATCTACACGAGACTATTTAGTTCCTGTAGACACACAGGGGAATCTTCACAACCCTTTTATTAATGAAGAAGAGAAATTATGGCTTGAAACAGAGCTAGACTTGGACTTGAACTTCCATAGACGTGAAAACAACTACTGGCATACTGCAAAAATTGTGTTAGGGAAATCAGACAAGCGTATTGATTTAGGCAACCCAAAGCAATATATTGATTACATTATTGCACGAGCTAATAAAATGTATATTGCTCCGGACGTCAAATCACAAAAAAATAAAGCAACTTATAAGTACGCCATAGTCGCAGAAGGAGCTGAAGTAAAAGCTACAGCATCTAAAGCTAAACTACGTACTGAAGCATATAAGTTCTTAGGTAAGATTGAAGATGACAAACAAGAGATGTTAGACTTCTTAAAGGTATACGGTAAAAAAGTATCTAAAGTATCTAAGGAAGAATTTTTAGTAGGTGAGTTAGAGAAATTGATTATAGAAGACTTAGATGGTTTCTTAGCAATTGCTCATGATAAACCAAATTATGATATCAAATTATTAATTGCTCAAGCTGTTGAAGCTGGTGCAGTAATCAAAGACAAGCGTAAGTACTTCCTTCCAGGTGGTGATGCTTTATGTGGAGAAGGTGATGTACCTACCATAGAAAATGCGATTGTTTATTTGAAGAATAAGGCTAATCAAGATGTATTAAGTACATTAAAAGCTAGAATTAAAAACGCAAAAGACTAATAGATGACTAATCAGGAAATGGAACAGGAGTTCCTAGTACTCTACGATAAGGTAACAAACTTTGATGCCCCCGGGTATACATCTTTAGAGGTTAGTATATTCCTGACAAAAGCGCAAGAACGCGTAGTATTATCACACATCCGCAGCCTAGGCAATAAGTACCAAGAGGGGTTTGAGGAGTCTGAGATACGACGTAAAGAACTAAGTGAGTTAGTGAGAGGAGTAGAGATTACTACTCCTTCCGCTTCTCAACTAAATACACTCCCTAACGGGACATTCTATGATACACCTGCAGACTTTCAGTTTGCTATATCAGAGGAGATTACAACGTCCTCTACGGATAACTGTAAAAATGGGATCAGGCTACTGGTAAAACCAACAACTCATGATGAGTTTGCGATTAATAACAGAAACCCATTTAAAAAGCCTAGTGTACTTCGGTACGCGTGGAGACTTGATTACGCTGATGGTAAACATGAGATTATCACCAACGCATCATTCTCTGTAGCAAAGTATCATTTGAGATACTTGAAGACATTGAGACCTATAATTATCGGAGCAAATACTGTGGATGGCGCTACAGGACCTTTGGATTGCGAACTTAATAATATCTTACATAAAAGAATTATTGATGAAGCTGTTAAGATAGCTACGGGTATCACTGATCCTGAAAAGTATCAGATTAAAAGTATAGAGCAACAGGCGGGCGAATAATTTAATTAAACAAAACAAAACAAAATGAGTACATTTTCACAGAAAGATATTCAATTGTTATTTGTTGGCGGAGCAGCAACAGCTACAACTGGCGCTATTGACGCAATGAATGACGGAGAAATTGGAATCTTCACACCATCAGGAAAGCGAGTTACAGAATTAACTGCTGCAACTGCTGAGAAATTTATCATTGTTAAAAAAACTCCAAATGGAGGTGTTCCTTTAATTTCATCTGTTATTAACAAGAAAGATATTAAAAGTCTTTCTCGCAAGGCTTACGTAGCTGCTACTGATCAAGTAGTAAACGTAGGGTACGACGGAACTAACGGTGCTATTGAAGTTATCAATGATAACAATTATAAGTTGACTATCAGCTTCCGTGAAGGCTTAACATCTAACCATGGTGGTCTTTATTTAAAGCATGGTTTCTACCAGTCAGATATCAACGCTAACCAATACGAGATTGGAACAAACCTATTGAAGAGTGTTACTGATAACTTCACAAAAGAAGCAGAGCAGTTAATCTCAGCTGAGTTACTTTGTGACGATGCTGGTACATCAACAACAGGTACAGTTACTGTAGTTAAAGGATCTAAAGTAGTTTCAGCTACAGCTCCTGGAGACTTCGCAGTAGGTAGCCTTTTACGTTTAGGTACAGCTACAACTGATGCTTGTTACAAAGTACTTTCAATTGTAGGTAATGCAGTAACATTGGAAACTCCAGTTACAGCAGCTACACAAGTATTTGGAATTGCTGCAGCAGAATTTATTACTCCAGCATTGGCTCAAGCAGCTGCATTTGGTGTAAAATTAACTGCAGTTCCTTCTGCACATGTTGTTGGGAAACTACATGGTAACCTTCAACCAATACTGTTTGATGTAACTTTAGGAAACTTTGGTACATCATCTAACGTATTGACTGTTCCAGGTACAGCAGGTAACGGTACGGAAAAGCAAATTAAGGAACTAGAATGGTTCTGCCAAGGTAATGAAGGTGACTTCCACCGCATTGGGCAACCTAACTTAATTACTGCACGTACTGAGGCTTCAGGAAACTATGACTTAATTGATCTACCGATTGAAGAAATCTACACAGGTTCAATTACTTCTGGTCCTATCCACAAAGCATACACACTGGCTATTCCGGAAACGGCGCCTAACTATGCAATTGCTGGTACAGCAGATGACATCACTGACGTTCTTGAGGTTCTTAAGAATGGAGCAGTAGATGGTAGCCTTACGGTATCGTAAGCGTACTTAAAATTTATAACCCAAGAGGGAAGGAGATTTATTTTCTTCTTCCCTTTTTTATTGAAAAAAAATGGCGATAACAACTTTAACCCCTAAAATCAGAGTTTGCTTTACAGATAGCTGTTCTAAGATAAAGGTCTATGACACAACAGGAGCAGAGTCTACAGCAAATGCTGGTGGTTATGGGGCAACAAACGTACTACCTGCAGCAATAAGTACTGCAGTATTGAGTTACACAGCGCCGGGAGGATCACAAGTAGATTTAGATGTCGTAGCAAATGTAAACGCGCAGGCTGTAGTAGCCGGTGAGTTTCTTATAGCTGAGATTGATATTTCTGCAAAAGATGGTTCTTACTCATTTATCTATACGCTGACAGATGGCGGACTTACGGTAACGAGGCACCACTCAATCTACACACTATGTGTAGTAAGATGTTGTATTGATAAATTATGGGCTAAGGCAGCCCTAGACTTAGTTGAGGCAGATTGTAACTGCAGTGATAAGACTTCATATATGAACAGAGCTACGCAAGCGGAAGCAATATACATGGCAATCAGAAATGGCGCATCATGTAACAATCCGGGCGTACGTGATTCACTCTTAGCTAAGCTACAAAGAATTTGTAAATTAGAAAAATGTAATTGTAAATAATATGTGTACAGGAAATGAAGACTGCTTAGACACGTCACTAATTACCATCCCAGTAGGGCCAACAGGATCTAATGGTACTAACGGTACTAACGGAACTAATGGAACTAACGGGCAAGAGGGTAACTTTGGCGGATTTTCAGCAAGATGGCGTTTTGACGCAACAACAGGTGGTGCACCTGCAGCTACATTCTTAAAATTTGATAGTACTGTTTTATCTGGAGTCACTAACATTACCGTTAATGATTTAAACGCAGATAATACAGACCATAATAATTTCCTTGCTTCGTTCCAAAATATCTCAGATGCAGTAAGTCAATGGGGCTTAATACGTATTTGGAAAAGATTTGATTCTAATACGTTTTGGTCAGGTAAAGTAACTGGTACTGCAGATGCAGGAACTAGTAGAGCTTTTACTGTAGAGCATATAGAGTCTAATGGGACATTCACAGCTAACGATGAACTTATCCTAAGCTTTGCAGCTAATGGAGCTAGCGCTAGCTTAGATAAGGAAATGGTACATTACGTAATACCGGGAGCAGCTAATGGGACAACATCCCTAGCATCTTTAGGGAATTACACTGTACCAGCTAATAGCTTAATTACTGATGGAGATACTCTAGAGGGTTCAGCTAACTTAATTAAATTTGGAGTCCTTCCTTCTGCAGTGCAAGCAAGTGTAAATGTTGCAGGTGGAGCTATGACTTCTATTAATTGGATCTTAGGTAACGGAATAAGTGGATTAAAAGTAGAGTTTAAAGTTACACGATTAAGTGCAGCTACTGCATTCCTTGACTACAAGTCTTGGTATACAAATAGTTTAGGGACATTAGTACCTTCTTATGGTGGATTTAAGACTATAGTTTTTGATACAACTATACCTAATGTAATTGATATTT